CCGATACTTCAATGCCGCCTTTATCATTCATAAATCCAAAACCGCCTAAAAGCGTTCTAAAAATAGATGATGCGGATGCTTTTAATTGAATGGCAATCAAATCTTGAATGATGCTACGCGCCAAAGATTTAAACGATAACTTGCCCGTGCGAACAAAGTTATCCAACGCGCTTTCCATGTTGCCCATTACGGATTGAAAAGCCTTTGCGCCATTTTCCAAATCGGTAGGCATATCACGGAAAAACTTAGCGCCTTCTTTCATAAAGCCTTCGCCAAATGAACCTTCGCGTTGCGCTTTAACCGCTTGGTTTTGTGCGCGTAGGTAACGTTCTGTAGCATCGGCTAATGCGTTTTCACGGTCCACTAATTCTTTCTTTGCATCTTTATCTAAAAGATTGTTGCGGTTAATTTCTTGAATAGCATCTAAACGCTTTTGTTCTGATAAATATAAATCTTTTGTTAGTTGCGCATCTTCCGAACGCATATCTTTTGTTTTTTGGTCAATCAGTAACAATTCATTTTTAATATCTAATTCGTGCTGTTCTTTCTCAATACGCTTTGCCGCGTTTGTATAAGCGGCAACCTCTTGGCCTTCAATATCAAAAAGTGTTTTAGCGTATTTTTGCGCTTCACGGTTTGCATCGTTAATTGCTTTTATTCTTGCGCGTTCAGCGGCTTCGGCATCTTTATTACGCGCCGCAATTACTTTTCGCCCACCACCTGCACCAGTAGAAGCGGATTTGTTATCTACACGGCGTTCATCAACACTACTACGCCCGTAACTTGTCCCCATTACTTGCGCTTCAAAGAAGTCTAAGTTTTGGCGTTGTGCGTTTCTATACGCATCGTATTTTTTATTTGCCGCTATTGCCGCATCTACACCTTTAGTAACCAAGGTAACGGCGTTGTTATAGGTATGCTGAATTTCATCGGCAATACCTTTAAAAACAAATGCAACATTAGCACCAAGAACCGCAACCGTTTGAAATACAACTTTAAAAATACTACCAAGTGACACACCGTAATCACTCATTGTTTTTATGTAATCAATGGTTGATTTTAGGATTGGTCCAAGTTCGGTAGCCAACACTAACATCACATCACGGGATGTTTGCGCCAACAAATCATAAGTATCTGCCGCGGCTTTAATTGCTTTTTCTTGTTCTGCAATAAGCGGATTGGCTTGCGCCATCTTGTCGGCAAAACCAACCATGTCAACGCCTTTGGCGGCTTTGCCAAAAACCTCCATTGCATTGGCGTTGCGGGTAATCGGGTCTTGAACGGCGGCTAGATTAGTAGCCAACTTATTTAGCAATTCCTCTTGGGAAAGTTTGCCCAAGTCTTGCAAAGTAACGCCTAATGCTTTGGCGGTTTTTTGTGCTTTTTCTGAACCGCCCGCGGCTTCATCAATAAACTTAGCAAACGCGGATAGCATCTTTCCCGCGTTGTCGGCTTTGCCACCTGAATTAGCAAGGGCGTTAGATAGCTGTAGAACCGTGCCTATGGCTACTTCGTTGGCATCGGCTACATCGGCTAGTTCATCGGCGTATTGAAGCGCCGCGGCACTAGCGGCAACTAATGCGGTCGCGGCAATCTTTCCATATTTTTCGGCAGATTGGCTAAATTGCTCTAACTTTCTGCCCGCGGCTTCAAGTCCCTTATTAAATTCCGCGGTATCTAAACCTAGCACTACGCCAAGGCGGGCAATATTATTAGCCATCTTTTACCCCAAACAATGTTTTATCAAATCCGTTTGCCTGTAGCATAAACGCCATAAGGCTATCATTTACTGCCGCCTTTTGTTGTTCTGCGCTTAAAGGCGGGTAGATGTAATCATACGCACTACCTAAAATGTTGGCTAGTTTATAAGGCGGTGAATTTGCGGGGCGCATATAGTTAAACACCCCGTTGGTTAAGGATGCTATTTGCGTAAGAATTCCGTAATTCCCAACCATTCCATCGGCATACATTGTTTGTATGTTTGCCAATGTCACATCGTCTAATTCTTCAATTGTTTCTAGGGTATGCCCGTTGAAAATCATCGCCGCTAGGCATTGGCTTTTCAACGAGCCTATTAGTTTCCCCGCGCTTCCCTATATGTCGGGCTAATAACTTCGCCAATCTTTTCTACGATTAGCATTTGTACGGCAATTGGGAATTCTTCCTCAATATCCGCGTAGGTCAAATCTTCAAGGGTTACGCCTTCCATTTCAGGAACTAGCAACTTAAAGAATTCGGTAATGCGGGCTTCGGTGATGGCTTTGTTTTTAGCCGCTTCACGCATTGAACGCCCTTCAACCAAAATGTCGTTATCCGTAAATTGGAATTCTTCGCTTTGATTGTTTTCAAACTGACGCAATGGCGATGTGATTTCAATGTAGATTTTCTCTACTAATTCTTCATCGGGTTCTGAAACCTTTTTGTAGATGGCATCCGATTCGGCAACCAAAGGTATGCGCACCTTAAAGGTATGCCCATTCAACACAAACGAACGCGTTAAAAGGTCTTTCCGTTTTGCTTGGTACTTTTCACCAAATGCTGAACCTAGTTTTGTCATTTATTTTTTATCCTGTATTTATTGATACGCCTTGCCAAAATTTCCCCTAGCCGTTTGGCGGTTTGGTCGGCTTGGGATTCCAAAGCAGGGCGTAGAAACGGTTGCGCACCATTTCTAGCCGTGCCAAACTCTTGCGCTATTGCACGGGCATCCGATAGAACGCCCACTTGCCTTTTTGCATCTTTTAATTTGCGGTTGTAAGCGGCTTTATCGGTTTCATACAACGATGCGTTTGCTTCGTAAAACTCTTTCTTAAGTTTTTTCTTAAACGCTTTTGTTGTGACCACCGCAATGACAGCATCTTTTTCGCTGATGTACTTAGAACGAATGTCGCGATTTGTTGGGCGGCGGGCTTCCACTTGCATGGTACTAGCCAAATCGCCTGTATCTTTTGGCGCGTTCATCTTTGCCATCAACAACACGGGTTTCATTGCTTCCCGTGCGGCAGGGACAAGAATAGAACTTCGCGCTTTCTTGTCGCCAATTTCATCGGCTAGTTCCCCAAAAGCGGCTAGTACATCTTTCAAGCCTTCAATTTTGTAGGTAACGCCCGACATAATTAACCCATTGGCTTAATAATCTTTTGGTACAACGCGTTATTCAGCGTATGAACGTACTCTACGATTTCATCGGGCGTAAATTTATCCGCATGGTTTGCGGCAATCTCATGCGCCAATGTAATCGCAGTTAGTTTCTGTTGGGTAAACCCAAACCAATCCTTTCGGGTGTCGGTTTGGGTTACCAAGAAACTTAATAAGTCGCTAGTGTCTTTTATTGTAGTTTGTGTCATATTAAGTGTTGTTAGACCAACCGTTTTGATTGCCGCGGGGGTGAATTGTGAAATTGCATTTTGATTCTGCGTTAGGCGTGCCTTCAATTGTGAATTGAGAAACGCGACCATTGAAAGCGTAGGCAACGGTGTTTGCACCTGCTGTAGCACTAACAACAAAAGTGCGGTCAATCAAACCAGATTCTGAATCGCCACGAATCAACAACAAAGCGGCATCGCTAGGATTCCAAGCGGCAGTAATGCTAAGTGATGTTGGCGCAGATTGTGTTGGGATTTTGTCAGATTGACGCGAACCCGCAACGCTGAAGTTTGCAACCGCATCATCTTGACCAAATGCAGGTACGGCTTCTACGGGTACAAGAATACCGTCTGTACCTGTGCCATTGGCGGCAGTACCTACGATGTCGCCAATTGTGCCTGTCCAAGTATCCAAATCAGCAACGGGAACGGCAGTAGGCGTAGCGCCTGTTTGCATCCAAAGGGCGGTTGTAAAACCTGATAAAACTTTATTTGGGAGAGCCATGTTTGTATCCTTAAAAAGAATGGTTAAAAGAACTATCTTGTCAGGTTGATATATTTAGTGTGCAATCAAGAAAAACCTGCGCAAGTTTTTCATCATTGTCATAACTGTTGTAAAGCCAAAACACATCGGCTTTGGCAACTTCAAAACCGTTAGTTGCACCACCAAACAAACCACTATATCCGTGCAAGGATTGTAGTATTTGATTGGAAATAGTGAAACCATCTTCTATCTGTTGCGTAAAAATACTTATCTGAAATGTTGGGGTGTCAATGCCTTTTACGGATTGAACTGGCCCTGTGTACACCTCTTGGTGAACATTTCGTAGCATCCAAACAATGAACTTAGGTTCGGTTGCAAAGTTACGGTTAAACGCGGCGTAAACGGGAATGGGCGAAACAATGCTTTGCAGTTGATACTGAATCGCTTTGCCGTACTGAACGGGATTTTGTTGCGTTGCCATTTATACCGCCGTAACTGGGTCTGTTCTGTAAGCCAAAACAATAACGGTCATCCTATCATTGGATTCACGAACATTATCAATACGCCAATCAAACCCGTTATAGGTGATTGAATACAAGTTTTGGTTACGCACTATTTCACGCGTATTAGGCGTGTAGTTCAAAACAAAATTTACAACATCTTGGTAAAGTCGATACTTTTCAGAAATGCGTAAATTGTTTGCAACGGATTGAACACGCGCACGGGTTCGAAACCAAGTTGTTTGCGCTGTGCTTTGTTCGCCAAAGTCACTTTTAGCAAACGCTAGGTTGTTAACCGTAATTTGTTCAAACCGTGCAATTGCCATTACATCACCAAAGGTTTGTAGGGTCGCAAAAGAGTAGCCACACCAAACGGAATTTCGCGCAGTAGGCTTTCAGTTGTATTGCTTCGATTGTTATACAAATGCGTAAACAAAAGCAAGCCCGCTTGTTTAATAACGGGGTATGTTTGCAACGGATTAGGTGCGGTTGTGTACTCGCAAATAATCGGTGCGGTCATTTCGCTATTGATGCTTGTTGGCAATGATTGAATAATTACCTTGTTACCGCTTGCATCGTAGTAATATTGATTTTCCGCAATTACATTCAAAACGGGCGGTGTGCTGTTGTCCCAATATGCAACGCGTTCAACAGTAACGCCCGACAAATCTTGATATTGGTTTTGCGATACTTCGGGCAAATCCAAACACACGGGTGAATTGGCTAAGTTTTCTGCACCGTACCAAACACGGTATGTAACAGAAAAAATAGAAAGCCCTAAGTAATCTTCAATGGCTTGGCGAACCGCAACTTCCAATGCCCTTAAATAACCATCTTGTGATTCATCTTCAAACAAGTTAATTTGGTTTGTGATTTCATCCAAGGTTAACCAAGGCGTAACAACATCGCGCCCAATCTGTTCAAACTTTACATAGTTAAACGGATTGCGGGTAGCCGCCCCGTAGGGCGCACCAAGTAATTGGCTATCTACTGACATTTAAGCCCCCTTTTAGGCGGCAGACATACGAACACCCGCAAACGGGTCGCGCACGGTGCTTACCATGCGTTTTTCCGCGTACATCGTCACAAAACCTGCCTGTGTTTGTTCAAACATTTGCACCGACATTTGTTCAGTATCGCCAATCGTTAAAAAGCGATTCCAGTTTGCCAAGTAAATCGGAAAATCTGTAGAAAGGTATGGGTTGGGGATAACGGGCCAACCAAACACGCGACCAACCGCCGCACCATCAGCATCGCCAATTTCCAAGAACAAAGGCAAACCTTGGCTATCTTTTAATTGACGCAATGTTTGAATCATCACGGGGCTAATGTGCCAAGCGGTAGATTCTAGCGACCAATACTGCGGGGGCAACGCGTTAGCCATGTTGGTCATCTTGTTGTATGTCACCGCAACGCCGCCGTTACTAACCGTAGCGATAGTATGAATACCATCAGTAATAGCCGTGCCACTAGAACCGAAAGCGCTAGTAGCGCCGCTAGTGTAACTATCCAAACCACGCAAACCATCAGTAGCGCCAGTTGATGTAGTTGTACTGCCCGATTGGTCATCATTGATAACCATTGATTGACCTTCAAGTTGCGCAAATTCAAGCGCCAAATCTTCAACCAATGTTGCATCAAGTCCATTAACATCACTTAGCACCGCCGTTCTGATGGGCAATTGTGCGACCAATACGCGAACGGGTAATTGCCAAATAGAAGTATCGACATTAGGCGAACCGCTATTAGGCGTGAATGTGTAACCCCAAGGGTTTGTAGAATTTGCGGCGTTACCAGTTTTGGCAACGAATTGGGCATCAGAGCCGTTAACCGCAATTTGGCGTGAGCCTTGACGCAATGGGTTTGCTTGACGCAAAGCCGCAAACGCATCATCGAAAACAACATTACCACCGACACCCGAACCCGAACCAGTAATTGCGCTTGCTTCGCGCAAGTCGATGTTTACTTTGCCGCCTTCGGTGATGGCCTTTTTGATTCCGTCCAAGATTTTTTCGGTGATTGACATTTTGAATTCCTATTTAAAAAAAGCGGGGGATTTTCGCCCCCCGCTAATGGCAACGCAACTAATTAGGTAGCTGTGCCTGTGGAACGGTAACGGACCCCTGCATTACAGTCTTTTACGGAAACTGCCAGACGTTTTTCGCCAAAAAAGGTTATAAAACCTGGGGCTGTCTGGTCGTAGCGGCGCATAACCATGTTCAAACGGTCAACGATTGTGTGGAAACGTGACCAGTCAGCAAAGTACATTGGGTACAAACTGTTTGTACCTGCTGAACCTGTTGTGGTTTGTGATGGTGTGTCCAAGTACTTGTTCACAACAACATCAAAGCCCAACAATGTGCCAACAATACCGTCAACAGACAAACCTTCGTTACGATTGAAGATAGGTGCGCCGTTGCTATCACGCAAAGCACGAATTGCGTTCAACAAGATTGGGCTAACAACAAACTTAGCGTTTGAAGTCCAATACTGCTGTGGCAAAGCATAGATGAAGTTGATAACGTCAACATAAGAAATGTTGTTTGCGCCAACGGTGTTAGCGTTAGTGGTCAATTGGTCATAAGTGGCAAGGCTATGCAAACCGCTTGTAGAACCAGTACCGCTAGTACCAAATGCCGCTGTAGAGCAAGTACCACCTGCGTAAGTGCTGTTTGCACCTGCGTATTGGTCAAGGCCACGCAAACCGTTAGAACCACCGTAAGGCAAAGATGTAGCGCCTTGGTCGTTGTTCTGAATCATTGACAAGGCTTCAGCTTGGCTGAATTCCATCAACATATCGTCAACTACGTTGGCTTCCAAACCATCAATGTCATCCAATGCCGCAGTACGGATTGGGAACTGAACGTTCAGGTCTTGCAGAACGATTTGCCAAATGGTTGTATCTTCAGTTGTAGCCGCGCCGTTGTTTTGAATGGCGTAGCCCCATGCCGCACCTGCATTACCAGTTTTGACACGGAATTGATAAGAAGAACCATCAGTTGCTACTGTGCGTGACACACCGCGCAGGGGGTTAGCCAAACGCAAAGCGGCAAACACGGGGTCATAAGCGGTGCGACCACCTTGGTTATTACCTGAACCTGTCAATGCGGATGCCTCTTTCAAATAGGCTTCCATTTGTGATTCGTCAGCAAAGATTTTCAGTTCTTTTTCTACGCGGTTGTTACCTTTGTAGAAAGATGCCAATTGTTCTTTAACGGAACGGTTCACATCGCCGCGCACGGATGTAGCGGGCTTAACGATTGCAGGGGCTTGAATAGATGCTACTTTGGCTTCCAAAGAAGAAACCAATTCGCTGAATTCAGCTTTAACCGCTTCAACGGCGGCGGGAATCTTTGCTTCAACGGCGGCAATGCTTTCGCTTTGCTTGGCTTCGATAGCATCCAATTTTTCAATGATTGCTGTGGACATAATTAACCTTTAAGTTTGTTATCCAATAATTTTAGAAGTTCGCGGGCTTCGAGAGCCGCAAGAATTTCCGCTTCGGTAGCCTCCGCATTTGAATCACTCAAAATAGGCGCAATTTCAATAGGTGTTGTAACTACATCGCGCAGTTCCAAAACTTTCTTGAATGTAGATGCGGCGGCTACCGCATCCTTTTTAGATAGCCCAACTTCACGCAAGGCTTGTTCCAAAACTTTTAAATCTGCTGAACCATCAGGTCGGAAATATTCCAACTTGCTAACTTCAGCTTGTGGGTTGTTGGGATACATAACTACAGATACTTCGCGCAAACCGCCTTTGGTGATTTGAAAATATGCTTCATCAGATTGGTCGGGTTCACCTTCAGAATTCACCATTTGGTATTCTTCAGCGTATGCGCCAACGGAAACGCCACCAAACATTTCGGGCGATTCTTGCATAACTTTATAAAGGTCTGAACCCATCGTAGTGTTGACATACAAACGCCCTTCGGCTTTCATTCCTGTATCGTCAAACTCAAATGCAGTCCATTCACCAACGGGGATTGCATCCGCATTGTGATTTACAAACATTGGTAGGGGGCGACCCGATTTTGAGAAATCTTCTGCCCATTGCATGAAGCCTTCGGGTTGATAGTTAAAGCGCCGTCCATCTTCGCCGCTTCTTGGCCCCCAAGTAGTAACCGTAGCTTCAATTTTGCCTGTGCTTGCGCCTTGCTTTTCCAAAACTAGTTTGGCTTCGCAAACCATCATCAGGTTTTTTGTCATCGTGAATTACCTCATCAACTTTAGTTCGGTCGATGTCATATATTGTTTTAGGCGGTCGCCCTCTTTTCGGGGGCGGTTCTGTATGTGGCTTATAAGTTGCCAACGATGCTATCACAATCTTAAAAATGTGTGACACTTTATTTTTACTTGCCGATATTCATTTTTCGGGTCTGATTTCCACCACCACCGCCAGTATCTTGGGGTGATGTTCCCGCAATGGGTTTATCTTTGCCGCCCTTATCAATCAGTTCATCAGCACCATCAATATTCGGCATACCCAAATATTCGCGGGCTTCGTTGGGGGTCATAATTCCATTTGTCACACCCGCGGTAGCAAAATTCATTTGGTCTAATGGTGCGCCTTTCAAGAAATTGCGCGTATCAAACTCAATAGACAAATTGGGGTAGCCAACAAACAAATGTTGTTTTAATTTCTGCTGAATGTTAATCAGGGTTGGGTACATGGTGGATTTATAGAATTCATCCATCATTGTTTGCGTGTTGTTGTATTTGGATTCGCCAATACCAATCATTGCGGCGGGTACACCAAACAAACCGCAAATACGCTTCATGGTTTGTTCTTTTAATTTAGCCGCATCTGTGTCTTGCAGGGTTAGCATATCCAAAGGCGTATATTTCATGCCTTGGTCAAGCAACATACCTTGACCCGCTTTGCTTGGGTCGCTGGGTTTACTAGAAACCATTGCCGACCATGCTTCTTTCAAACGGGCGGCAATTTCTTTGTACTTAGCATCAGGAATAACTTGTTCGCTAGTAAACATACCGCTTGGCTTTGCGCCGTTCTGCATGATGTAGTTTGCGTAAAGGTC